TAAGGAACAAGTACTGTACGTCCTTCACTGCTACGATAGTCTTTGAGCCCATCAAAATGTTTGTCATTTGCAGTTGTACTACTCATACCATAGAACTGTACAAACTGTTTCTCTTCAAATACTCTACTACCAGCACGGTCACATTCATTTGTCATATACTTTTTAGTAATTACTTCGCCGCCACCTTCATCGTGTCCGGCAAGCATACCACCCAGCATTACAAAATCGGCGCCGCCAGCGAAAGCCTTAGCCACATCACCAGGACAAGTACAGCCACCGTCAGCGATAATATGTCCGCCAAGTCCATGCGCCGCATCGGCGCACTCAATAACTGCACTAAGTTGGGGATAGCCCACCCCAGTTTGTATGCGAGTCGTACAAACCGACCCTGGTCCAATTCCGACTTTGACGATGTCTGCTCCATTTAGTATTAACTCCTGTGTTTGATCTGCGGTAACTACATTACCTGCAATAATTACCAAGTTAGGATAATTTTGTCTAAAGTCTCTAACATATTCAATAAAACGTTGACTGTATCCATTTGCAACATCAATACAAACATACTTTAGTTTATCGCCTACTTGTTCGTATACATTTCTAAACTTTTGTTCATCTTCTTCTTTTACACCAATACTCATAGCTACATGTTCTTTACGCCAAGCGGGTGCATCCTGTTTATCAAAATAATCTACTAGTTCGCCTACACTATATGTTTTAACTAAGCAAGTGAAAATACTTTTCTCACCTAGTGTGTCAGCCATTTCGAATGTACCAACACCATCCATGTTGCTAGCCATAATCGGAATGCCTTCATAATGGCAATCATCTTTTAAAGGAATATTGTAATGTCTAAATTCAAATTTGCGGTCCATCCGCACTTGTTTACGACTACCTAGTGTGCTTCGCTTGGGTCTAATCAAGACATCACTGTAGTCAAGTTTAACTTCGTCTTCTATTCTCATTGGAACCTCTATATGTTTATAGTTCTTCTAAATCTAAAGCCAGTGGGTACCCCGCACTGCGACTTATTGAAACGCTTTCAGCTATTTTTTGTTCTGCTATTTCGTAATAATATACACCAGCGACACCTTTACCGTCGTTGTGTATTTTTAATGTAATTTCACTTGAAGTATCTTGAGTATGTCCAAAGATAGTAATTAACAGTTCTATCACAAATTCCATTGGTGTACTGTCATCATTATATAGAATGACGCTATACTTCTTTGGCTTTGCCACATCAAGTCGTTCAGTTGATTCGATATCTGTTTCAGTTGCTTCCATAGTAGTATTTACCCAAATAAGAGGGGGGAATTATCCCCCCACTATTGTTATTTGATAGCGATTGTTTTAGGTTTCTTTTCCTCTGGAATGATTCGCTCTAGTTCAATATAAAGCATACCGTTTTCCATTCTAGAACCTTGCACTACAATATCGTCTGTAAGTGTGAAGTTACGTTTGAAAGTTCTTTGGGCAATGCCTTTGTGTAGCCATTCCCATCCTTTAGGCTCTACTTCGCCTTCTGGTTTGTGTTCAATAGTAAGTACACCTTCCGCGACTGTGATAGTCAAATCCTCTTTTGCAACGCCTGCTAGGGCAATCTCAATTTGGAATTTTTCACCGTCTTTTACAATGTTGTAGGGAGGGTATCCGCCTGTGCTATTTTGATTGTGTTCGATGTAGTTAAACATGTTGTCAAATACTCTATCGAAGCCTACTGCATAAGGCGTTAGTTTATTAATGTCGAGGGTTGTTAATCTATTCATTTGCTATCTCCTTTATTAAGCAAGATTATAAATGTAGACCCATCATTGGCATCTACATGTTTATTTATTAAACTAGGAACTAACCATGGTTCCTAACGAGCTTATTAAGTAGCTACCCTTTCTTATCTATGTACTTGTATTTCTTCTAACGTCTTGTTCTTATCTGTTTCGCTCTGACTGTAATCCTATTACTGTCAAGTTATTAAGTGATAGGAGGGACTACTGATTACCCTCAACCCCAAGTCCAGATCAGCTCTGTGTTACCCAGGGAGCCTAGCATAGGATAGTTAGTTCCTAAATCTGCATCTTCCTGTCTCCAGGCTCATGCAGTGCCACTATAGCTACTAGCCAAGTTAATGCCTCTGTAAGCATCGTTTCCTTGCACTATCTAGTAAAGACCGCTAAATCTTTGCTATGTACTTAATATAGTATAGGTCAACCCAAAAGTCAACCTTTTTTTACAAATTATCTTTATTCTTTTCTTGCTCTTTGATCCAACGTTTACGAGCTTGCTGTTTTTCTCTACGTTTAATTGCACTTGGTTTTTCATAGAATTCGTGTTTACGCATGTCTTTAATCATACCTTCACTATTCATTAATTTTTTTAATCTTCTAAGTGCTCGAGTAACATCATTGTTGCGTACTTCAACATACAATCCATGCCTATCGTTAATATCAGAGCTTACTTTGTTTCTCTTCATTCTTTCCTCATCAATACACCGATCATACGGTTTCCATTTATTGTAGGTTTGGTTTCCCAAATGCCAAAGCTAATATACTCAACTAGTCGATCCATTATATCAAAGCCAACTTGTTTGTTAGCATTTTCTCTGCCTTTATAACGTATCACACATTTTACTTTATTATTCTTTTCTAAAAATTTAATAATGCTTTTGCATTTAGTTTCGAAATCATGTACGTCTATTCCAAGTCTAAATTGTACTTCTTTGACTACTATCTGATTTTCTCTTTGTTTTTTAGCTGTCTCTTTTTGTTTGCGTTTTTGTTCGTAAAAATATTTATTAGCATCTAATATTTTAGCAATGGGAGGTTCAGCATCCGCATTTATTACTACTAAATCTTTTTCTTCTTCTGTCGCAATAGCTAAAGCGTCATTCTTATTCATAACGCCAAGTTGTCCAGATTCACTAACTACTCTAAGTTGATGAAATCTTATAGCATCATTGATCTGTCGATCATCTGATTGCCTTTTGTGTCTAAACTGTTTCAAGACTATCCAACATTATATCTGAGTAATCTTCGACACTTTCGTATATATTATATTTTCTCATCGTATTCAAAAGTTTTCGCATACCTTTCCTTTTATTTGTATTGCTAATTATAACAAAATTATCTGACTCTTGTGTTAATACACACGCAATACCTAGTTCAGTTATGTTATCTAAATCTACATAGACTGTATCACTGAATCTCATCATACTTACGGTCCAAGCACAATTCTCATCAACGATATTACCATCTGTATGACATAATGTAATTGGAACTGTTTTAAATAAATTTTCATACATTAATTCAACGTCATGTAGAAAGTTACTATCACTACTTAGCACAGATATAATTGGGCCAAATTCTGGCAACAGCATATCCGGCGGCGTCACTGTGTAGATTGGGTTTTCCCTCATTTGGGTTTACTCGTCCTCTTTTGTTTCAATTTTTTTTATTTTTATACTTTTAATAGTTTTTGGCATCGCCGCTAATTTACCATCTGGCGAATATAATTTTCTATTCTGTCTTTCAGCTAGTTCGCTATCAGTAAGTTCCTCATCAGTTCTAGTATCATTATATGGGTTATAAGGTTCATTGTCAAGTTCTTTTGCAACTTCTTCTAATACCTCAGGATCTGCTTTTTCTAATAGTTCTTCTAACATTGCATCTACTTCAGCAGTTTTTAATAAATGCGGACCTTTTACTCCATCATCATCCGATATGTATTCTTCCTCGAGCACTTGGTCATCGACATCTTCGAACTTTTCTCCGTCGAGTGCTTCTTCCATTTGAACATCAGGATCTTTGGTATCTTCTTCAATAGGCTTTGGATCATTTGGTTCGGCTTTTTCTTTATCATGTCTTCTCCATTCAAATGTGTACTGACTTGCAATTAGCAATAGTACTGCTAGTGGATCAAATACAAATATAATTGTAATAATAACCCAACGTACTGCCTGTTCAAGTATATCTCTATCTGCTTCTTCATATATAAATTCTGCAATATATTTGATAGGACCTACTTCAGCTTCCAGCTTTCTATACTCTGCTTCAATACTATACTTTTCTTCTGTGAGTGTGTCAATCTCTGTGTTAGCAGTTTTAATTCTAGCATTCTGTTCATCAATAATTGTATCTACGTCTGCACCGCCATCAACTTTAATTTTCTCTCTTAACTGTTGAATAAGTGTTTGACTTGCTTTTACATTATCATCAGCACTCTTTCTAATACGGCTTATTTCATCTCTAGCAGTAGTTACAATAGGAGACTCAGCTGAACGTACTGTGTCTATCTTTTCTAACATTTGCACTTCTCTAGTTTTAAGTGCTGGTATTTGATTACTTCTAATGTCTTTTACAACACCGCTAAGTCTTGTTCTTTCTTCATCAACTGTGGTTTTTGCTTCTGCTCTAAGTTGACTTATTTGGTCATTGATTCCGTTTATAACTAATTTCTGTTGTTCAATCCATGCATTAGCACTGGCTCTTGTTCTTGGACCTACACTGCCATCTGCCACACTTCCTATTGTTGTTTGTGCTTGTTTTACTTGTTCACGTTCACCGCTTGCAATCTGACCTTCAACTTTAACTATAGTTGCTTGTATATTAGAAACTTGATCCAACAGTGGTTGTACTGCACTGTTGTCTACTTTGAGTCCAGCTATTTTCTCTTCGTATTCTTTTGCACTTGTTTCTAATCTAACTATCTCATCTTTAATGTTCGTTAGCTGGTCTTCGTAAGGCTTAGTTCTATCACTGTCTACACTTCTTGCATCAGCTATAATTTTTTGTTGTTCATCTATTGCAGGCTGTATTCTAGTATAGGCTGTGTCAATACGAGCTTGTTCTTTTTCTATTTGTGCATTTATATCATCATTACGATTGCCTGTACTTGTTTCAGCTTTTACAATCTTTTCTTCTGCACGAACAATTTGTGATTCTAGTCGTGCTATCTCAGTTTCGATTCTACCTAAGTTTTCTACACTTTCAATACTAGCACTGGTCTGTTCAATGTGTGCTTTACTAAGGAAGCCAAATATACCCATGCTTGTAATAAACATTAATACTAGCACAGCCACACTCAGGTAGTATCTCAACCACCAAGCGGCTCGCTTCCAATGCTTGTGTAACCATACTGCGGTTACCAACTTGCCTATTTCTAATGCACCACCCATAACCATAATAGGTATGGCGGCGGCGGCAAAAATCGCCACAAGTCCAGCGATACTATAATATATTGCTACTGCTGAAATTGATAAGGCTGTTATAAAAACTAAGAAACCTAAAAACATTTATTCTCCAAAACGTTCAGCAAATCCAAGATCGATCAGTTGCTGATTGATATCGACTTTGCCATTCTGGTTATCGATAGTTAATTTACCCATAACTCTTCCCGCTTTGCCTCTTTTGTTTACTATTGTTTCACACACAAATTCATTACCTAATAGCTCAGTTAATTTTGTTTTACTCGCTATGGCTTGTTGTCTTACTGATTCTTCATTACTTCGGATATCTTGTACATTAACACCATACAATTTTATCCGTTGTCTTATAGTCACATTGAAACCCAAATCAATTATGGCGTCAACTGTGTTTCCATCTATCACTCTTAATGTATTGCATTGATATGTATACATATACAAAATCCTTTATTGTTTATACTATTTATCGGATTTTGCCCTGGACTGTTGCTGTTTTGCAAGCCAGTCTTTTGCTATACGACTACTAGGTGCTTGATTTGCGAAAGCTCTAATGGCTTTTTCTACATAATCAAAGTTTTCTTTGCGTTCTGGATCTTCTAATCCACCGCTATTATCTATTACATGAAAGTTGCCTGCTCCAAATATTTGTTGGAACTTCATAATATTTGCTTGTACTTGAGCCCACATTTTACTAACAACTTTACTTGGTAGTTGTCTAGCTCTTTTTTTATTACGTTCTTGTGCTACATCTTCATTTGTATTTACAAACAACATCATTGTGTCATAACCTAAACTTTTTAAGTTATCACTTTGCTTTTTTACTTTTGCTGGGTCTTTGCCTGTGCCATCTATAATAACACCAAGTCTACCATCCAAGTGACTTGCTTCTTTACTCATAGTAACTGCTTTGGCACGATTACGAATCTCTTGTCCTCTGTCACTGTACACTTGGTCAGGATCTTTTAGGTCAAGTTCTGGTTCTGCTTTTTTGGCTAGGTATTCATAAATGTCATCACTGTTGATCATTTTTAGACCATACTGTGATCCACCCAAAAGTGTGCGGGCCACATAGCTTTTTCCACTACCTGGACCGCCAGCAAGAAATATTGCTTTAAAAATTTGAGGATCATTAGGACCCTCATTTATATTAGATTGAATTACTTCATGTATTAACATGCATATATTTATGCTAATCCCATCTGTAAAAGATATGTGCTCCAATACGACCTATATGGTTCATTCCTCTGTCATTGGCCCATCGTGGCTTAACATATGTAGCATGATAGTGTGTTGCACCTTCTGTAATACCTCTATACTTGTCACTGTACAATATAGCACCAGCTACATATTGTGCTTGCACCCATCCTGTTTCATCTCTGGGATCGTCACTTTTACCATCACAAAACCAGCTGAATTGACACTTGTGCCTAATAGGATTAAAGACCCGATCTTCGTCAGGTAACTCTGGATCCTGTTTTGTTTTCCAACTTTCTTTTGTAGGACCTTCTTTGATTACTTCACATACTGTGTTAGGATATCTATCATCATGTACTCTATTCAACACTACATCTGCAACTGCATATTGTCCTGCTAGATTATCACTACGACTTTCGTAATAGATATTCAGTGCCATGCACATTGCTTGTTCATCGTTGCCTATTAATTTTGGTTGTAAAGTTTCCATGTCTTGATTTATGTCTTGGAAACTAACTAGTGTTTCGGCGCCTGCCATGTTTCCTGCTTTACCGGGTTCGATTAGCGAAAACATAAAGAAAGCAAAAAACCCCACCATAAGTCCATTCAGGCTTATTGCCATTATCTTAAAAACTCTATACATATATCTGCCTCACTTACTCATTATTATTTAAGTTAAAGTTCGCCAAAAATGATTCGTTCCTTTACTTTACCTGCATCGTCTACGAAGTCAATGGAACCATCTTTAACATCTCCACGTTGCTTCAAACCATGTTTATTTTTTGTTAATTGTTTCATGTGTTTGACAGCTTTATTTTTATCACCAAAGAGATCACAACTCTTGGATTTTATACCTCCGTAATTATTATAATAAACTGATTCAATTTCATATGTAGCCATAATATATACCTCATCCTTTGTATATAATATAATACTTCAACTACTATATGTCAAGTTCAAATTGATAGTCTGGAGCATTTTCTGCTTCAAACTGTTCTACGATTGCCTTTTTCTGAGCAATCATATTCTCCAGCGAATAAACTGCCATTCGCTTCTCATCACTTGCACCTTCTGTCAAGTTAATAATTGCACCTTCAAGTATTTCGATATCTTGGATAAGATCGTTCATAGTAGACCTCCTAGTCTAAATCACATTGCCAATAAGTGCCGTCATACCAAGCACGGAGACCACCCAGTGGATAATCTTTATGCTCAAAGAATATATACGGACGACCATTGGTGTCCAGTTTTGTTTCTATAATACTGGCTTCATTTAAAGGTATTAAACGTTCTGCACCAGTTTCTGCATAGTACGCACTGTTAAAAATTCTAAGCATTAAGATACCTCTTCAAAGCCGCACATTGCAACTTCGTAAGTTTTACCATCAACTATCATTTGGTCACCCATTGAAGTAGATCGAAGTCCCATACCATTTTTTAACGGAGCAAGTGTAGTAACAAAAGGATTGTAATCGCCGTTTTCCATACCGTCTTCAAAAGTTTTCTCAGGTCGGCTCCAACTGCCCATTACATTGTTAGTCCAACGATAAGCATACTCAAGTGCTTCTTCAACTACATTAAGAGTTGTTTCAACTTCTGCTACTGTAACTGGTGCATCTTCAAATGCTTTGTGGATAACTGTTACATTCATTCCCATGTCTATCTCCTTATTAACTACTTACAGTATACATTCAAGACGTCTTACTGTCAACCTTTTTCTACTATATCCATTGCCCATTGATCCCAGGGCTCATTTTTTGTAGCTTTCAATAAGTTAAAATCAACGTCAAAGCCATCTGCTAAAACATCTTCTAGCATTGCATCTTTAATAACATTTAGGTTAGCTTTGTCGTTTGTATCAATCCAAAGTGTTCCATACTCCCAAAACATATTTGGAGCAGATGCACCTAATTCTGCAAACTGTTTTTCAATAGCGGTGATTGATTTTGATTCTAAACCCATTACAAGCTCCTTTGTTAACTTATACATACACTATAACACCAAGATGTCATACTGTCAAGTGTTTTTTGGAGGTTTTGTTGTAAAATCTAAATTAAAATCATCGCCAGCTATTAGATCATCTACACTATATTCTACTGTATATGTTTTAGTAGTATCTAAATTTTTAATGTCCGCGAACAGTCTATCCAACGCTTCATCTGTCCAATTACTACCAGTATCTACATCAGTGTATATAACATTTTGGAACTTTTTCCATTCATAATAGTTCTGAATATCAATTGGATCGCAAGGATCATATCCTTCGGCTACCATATCTTCTAATAGTGCAGTATCGTGTAATCCACTTTTACGTTTAGCTCGTTCTACATCAAAATTAAATATTTCTGCCGTCATTAGTCACACTCCGGAAACTTTTTTCTTACCAGTTGATGAATTGGTTCAAAATGCCCATTCATGTTTTCAGCTACATATGTTTTTGGTTCTTGTGTACCCCATTTAAATATAGCAATTTTTGCCATATTAAATATCTCTCGCTTGTTAGCATTTATTAGTGTATCAGCTGGGTTGTCATCATCTATTTCATCTAGATAACGTAAAGCGAATGTCGCTATATCTTCTACACTTAGTGGGACCTCTACTTTTGCCAAGATCTTTCTACCATCGCCAGTGTCTTTTGACCTCATTGTTTTGCCTTTCTTTTGCCTATGTTAGTATTCGATGTGCCATGACATCTCTCCATTCATTCTTACTATAGTAAGAGTTTATGGCAAGATGACTCGATTGTCAAGCGAAAAAGACAAAAAAGATTATCTTTCTTCTTGACACAGTATTTATGCTTCAATAAATGAGATTGCGGAACTCCAAGTAACACTTTTGCCTGTAGAACCTTTTGCTCTTACACGGAATTGGTTACCAATAATTTCTGCATTTACATTCCAACCTGTATATGATACAGTCCAATCACTGTTTTGATCTGGACTTAATGCGCCGCCTGATATTGCTGTATTAGCTGTATAAGTGTTTAGTTCGTATTCAACTAGATCACCTGAAAGATAACTAGCCATTGGATCCCAAACGTCTACGCCTAAATCTGATGTGCCGCCTCTTTGATAATCTATTTTAATAGGAGTACCAACTAGACTTAAATTACCACTAGTGTTTGTTACTAGCCCTTCTACTTTAAAGGCTTGCTTTTCGCCACTAGCCGCAATTCCCAATGCTCTTACTTCAAAGAACCAAGTCTTATCGCTAGCTGGTTCTGGTGTGCCACCATTAAATTGTAATACAGTTGCAGTACCATCTGTTGTGTTAAGAGGATCACTTGGTATGCCTCCCATGCTTGATACATCTACAGTTGTTGCTGTTTGTGTTATTAATACTGTACCATCTGTACTTGTTAGACTTTTAAATTTAAAATTATCTGCTGTTCTAGCATCAAATAATCCAGTGCCACTACCAACATTACTCACAGTAATTGAGTCTGATAGTGTAAGTTCGTCTGTACCTTGTGCTACAGTAATACCTGCTCCGCCAACAACACTTCTAAATCTAAGATCTGGACCGCTTACATCTTTAAATACTTCGCTACCAGATCCTAAGTTTGTGGCTCCGTTAATACCTGTTTGACTAGAAGTTGTTAACAAACTCTTCCAAGTAGTTGTGTCTCCAAAGTATCCTTCTATGCTATGATTATCTGAATTATATCTAATCTCACCTATTTCAGTATTTGGTCGCTGTGCAGTTGTACCAACCGGAATTTTTATTGCGGCTGTGCCTGGTATTCTCGTATTTTCTTCTAGTTCAATTTTAATGTCGCCGCCAATGCCATCTGCATTAGTAACTTTAATTTGACCAGCAGTTTGTTCAACTTTTCTTGCTCTACTTACTCCAGCACTTTTAACTACGAGACCGCTACCTTGCTCTTCGTTCAAACTGTTTATAAACTCTAGTGCAGTGAAACTTGCTTGTTCAAAGTCAGCTATTGTACCTGTGTCACTAACACCCGGATCTTTTCTAACAAAAATTGTTAAAATATCTGATCTAACAACAATATCATTAGCATTGGCTGATATTGCATTTTGACCTGCTTCACTGCTAACAACAAATAGTGTATTTGAACCACCATTGAAGTTTTGAATTATAGTTGTTCCTGTAACAGATGTGCCAGTTCCTGCAATGTTACTAACGTCTGTTGTAAATCCGCCAGCATTATGTCCTGGTCTATCTGTCGGGACAACAGGTGTTGACCCATCGCTTGTTTCTTGTTCTCTTTGTTGATGATTTTGAGTAAACCCAATTACATTGCCACAGTAATCATATACTGGTGTTTGACTATCAACATTAGGTTGTGGATCATCATCTCTTTGTAGTAAATCTAATAGCTCTTGATCCAATAATAGATGAAAAATATTAGGATATTCAATTACTTCACCTTGTAATACACGGTTTCCATTTGAATCATACTGGTGTCCAACATTTGTTTGACCTGTGCTAGAACCTTTGGAATACTGTACTGGATACCCGCCTAATCTGTCATAAAGTGATTTAAGCTGACTTGTAAGTCTTGCATTACCTGAAATGCCGCCACTGTTACTATTATGTAATACTCCAATTTGTGCATTACAACCAGGATCAGGAGTTGCAAATTGACTACCGCCTTGACTATAACTTCCACCAATGGTATTTTCAAAATTAATTAGTCCTGTTATTTGATCACCGATACTCTTAATATCTTGTGTAATAGCATCTAATTCAGACTGTACTAGTGTTCCACTTGTAATCTTACCAATGTTACTTGCTAAATTTCCTAGTACTCCGCCGTTAAAAATATTAGTATTGAAGCCGCCATCTGCACTAATACAAGCACACATATCAGCATCTGCAATAGCACCAATGCCGTCTGTGATTGCTTTACCTGCTCCTAAGAAACTGCCCATTGCACGTTCTAACATGTTGGGAATAGCAATAGGATCTACTGGAGCACTACAGAAGTTTATCATGTTAGCAACATTTTGTGCTTCTGCTAACACACCATTGAGTCTGCCTAGTACTTCGTCAAACTTTGTATGATCCATAAAACTTTCTAAGCTACCTTGTAGCTCGTTTAATGCATCGTTGAGTTCACCTTGTATATTTGGAATACCTAATAGTGCGGCAATATTTGTATGCAAGCACAGTTGTACGTTGGGTAATTTTAGACCATTACCCGCTAGTAAGCCGCACAGTAGTTCTCTGAGTGTAAAACTATATTCAGCACTAACAACACCGCGTAGTGCATCAGTACCAAGTCCTTGTGTACCACTTAGATGATGTCTAGTATCTAAATAATCGTTTGCACTAGACAAACCATTTGTAAAATCTTTGTAACTCATTGTACTGTTTGACCCCCACCTGCTCTAACATTTGGACTAGCACTACTAGCATTTGGTCCACAATGAGGTGGTATAGGACATAAACCATCTGGGCCAGCAGGATCTCCATTGAGTATAACTGCACGATTTTCAACTCTAACTTTACCAACAGTGTCGGTTGCTTTTAATGGTCCACCACCATGAGTGTTTGGATCAGCGTCTATACTGACAAATCTGCTGTTTGCTCTTACTGTATTTTGTTGAGCGACAGTTGTTGCACCGCAAATTCTACTATCACCTTGTCTATGAACATATCTTGCCATGCAAGTATTTATAAAAGTCCTGTGAGCTTTTCTGTATCTGACCTATCTGGTAACTTAATACCACTTGAACCTTGCAGATAAACACTTGCAATACCTTGTGATGGCGTATACATTGCAACAATCTGATCCTGACTAACTGTTACTGGGTCACTTTTATGAACATCTAAACTCATTAGCCAAGGAATAAGCATTGCTTGTCCGTTTTGTGGGTTTAGTGTTAGTACAGTTGGCTTTACAATATGTAGTGTTTTTTGCTTAGTTGCTGAATCAAACTTTTCAAATCTTGCTACTACTTCTTCACCTGTACTTAATTTAATGCCTATAATATCATTCTTTTTATAATTGGATGTCACCAACATCTATAACTTCTCCTATGAGTTTTCTTACCATGTCTGGATTCATACGAACAAGTGCTTGCCCTCCTCCTGCTACTAGTAGTTTTCCATTGTTGTAAATTTGAGGCATAGTTCTATGCCCCTCACTTATCAAAAACTCTCTAGCTTCAGGATTGGTATCCACTCTGATTTCTTCGTATTCAAATCCGTTTGTATCTAAGTATTGTTTAGCCATTGTGCAATAATGACACAATGGCTTACTATATACCGTAATCACAATTTCATCCCTTGGAATGTGCTACCGTTAACATCTTGCTTAGTGCCTCCGATAACGTAACTACTAATCTCAGTTTCTTGTGGCGCAACTTGCACTTCTGCACCTGCAATCCACTTTTGTGTCCAAGGTAAAGGATTACTTACACCTTTGTATGGGCTTTCAAGTCCAACTGCCGTCATACGTTTATTAGCAGTCCATTCAACATATTCACCCAATAGTTGTGCATTTAGTCCAATCATTGATCCGTCCTTGAACAAATAGTCTGCCCAGGCTTTCTCTTGGTCTACTGCATCAATAAACAGTTGAACCATTTCGTCCCGAGTTTCTTCTTGGATACGAGCAAAGTCGGGATCATCTTTGGGCATCAGTTTTAGTAATGTTTGGGTACTACCCAAATGTACATTCTCATCTCTACAAATAAGTTTAATAATCTTAGCATTGCCTTCCATCTTTTTAAGTTCAGCAAATGCCCAGCTACATGCAAACGATACATAAAAGCGAACGCCTTCTAGAATGTTTACACTCATCATAGCTTTCCATAATAGTTTCTTAAGCTCATACTTGTCTACAACGATCTTCTTACCGTTGACTGTATGTTTGCCTTCGCCTAGTAGATTATACCACATGCCCATTTCAATAAGGTCATCATAGTGCTTGCTGATATCGCCTGCACAATCCATAATTTCACTAATATCCATCATACCATCAAAGATAATACTAGGATTTGAATATACATTTCTAATAATATGTGTGTAACTGCGACTGTGGATTGTTTCATTAAACGTCCATGTTGTTACCCAATTTTCAAGTTCAGGTAAACTTACTAGTGGATTGAAACTGTCTGCAGGAGCTCGACCTTGAACACTGTCCAATAAGATCTGGCGTTTTAAGTTACTGGTGAAGATGTGTTGTTCGTGTTCTGTTAACTCTTTAAAGTCTTTTGCATCACGCAATACATCTACTTCTTCGGGACGCCAAAAGAATCCCAACTGTTTGTCTGTCAGTTTATCAAACTGACGATACTTTAAAGTATCATAGCGTTGAATATCAACGCCTCCATTCGGATCTAGGAACATTAAACTTTCGAGGTGCTTGTTCCGTTGATTTGCATTTAATACACTCATTGCTTCTCTTTCTTATATTACACAGCTTTCGCAGTCTTCTTCTTCAAATTGTTCTTCGTCTACAGTTATATTACTTGATTCATTTAATTTGTCAATATCTAATTCACCTTGTCCATCATAGGTGTTGAAATAATACAACTGTTTACCACCGTATTTGTAGAAGATCATTAAATGTCTTAGCATTTCACTCATGCTAATCTTTTCATCTTCATAAAATACCGGATTGTAACTAGTATTAACACTAATGCCCTGGTCAATATACTTTTGTAATACTGCCATAATTTGTAAGTATCCTTCTGGGCTTCGTTGATCCCATAACAATTCATATTTGTTTTTTAGCTTGTGTATACTTGGTACCACTTGTTTTAGGATACCATGTTTACTTTGCTTGACACTTACAAGACTGCGAGGTGGTTCAATGCCGTTTGTAGCATTTGAAATTTGTGCTGATGTTTCAGCTGGCATTAGTGCCATTAGTGTTGAATTTCTAATTCCTGTACGCTTTAGTTGATCTCTTAGTTCTCTCCAAGGCATACGTTCTTTGTGTGCGACTAGTTCGTCTACATCTTGTTTGTATGTTTGGTTAGGTGTAAGTCCATTATGATATTTGGTTTGATCACTCCACAAACATGCACCTTGCTCTTCAGCTAGGTCTGCACTTGCTTTGATTAGATAGTAACTCCATGCTTCTGCAAATTCGTCAATCATTTCCAAGTTTGGTTGTGTATATGACATATTGTTTTTCGCCATCCAAAATGCCAAGTTAATAATACCAACACCCAACGGACGTCTGCCTTCTGTGGCATTTTGTGCCGCCTTTACAGGATAGTCTTGATAGGTTAATAGTGCATCAAGTCCTCTAACAGCTAGTTCACAAGGCTTTGCAAATTCTTCAGGTGTTTTAATTTTACCCCAATTAATAGCACTCAATGTACACAATGCAATTTCACCTTCTTCGTCATTGAAGTCGTTAAGAGGTTTAGTTGGCAAATCAATCTCTGCACATAGGTTGCTTTGTCTAATTGGTGCAACTTCTTCTATAAAGCTACTGTGACTATTTGCATTATCTACATTTTGTAGATAAATTCTACCTGTGTTCTTACGCTCTTCCATAAACATACTAAACAATTCTGTTGCACCGATTGTTTTCTTGCGTAGTCTTGTATTGCGTTCTGCACGTTCGTATAGTTCTTTAAACTTGTCTTGGTCTGCAAAAAATGCTTCGTACAAACCAGGAACATCGCTAGGTGAGAATAATGTAATTTCTCCGTTGCTAATTAATCTTTCATAAAACAATTTGTTAAACTGTACACCATAGTCCATATGACGCACACGGTTATCGTCTGTACCTTTGTTATTCTTAAGTACAAGTAGGTCTTCTACTTCATAGTGCCAGATTGGATAGTATAGTGTTGCCGCTCCGTTTCGCACTCCGCCTTGACTACAACTCCTTGTTGCACTTTGAAACATTTTGTAGAATGGTACGACTCCTGTGTGATAGGCGTCACCCTTACGAATGGGACTTCCGAGAGCCCGTATATTGCCGGCGCCGATTCCAATTCCTGCTTTTGCTGAAACATACTTAACGATGCTACTAGTAGTAGCATTGATGCTATCAAGGCTATCGTCAGTCTCAATAAGGACGCATGACGAAAATTGGCGTTGTGGAGTTCTAACGCCAGCCATGACAGGAGTAGGAAGGCTAATATAAAATAATGAAACTGCGTCATAATAATCCTTTACCCATTGCAATCTTGTTTCTCTCGGGTATTCAGCAAACAATGTTGCTGAGATTAGCATGTACGCCATTTGTGGAGTTTCTTTGATTATATTTGTAACACGATTTTGTACAAGATACTTGCCACGCCATTGTTCCATAGCGGCATATGTCATAGTTTCATCTCTGTCGTGTTTAAGATGCGAATTTAATTCATCCCATTCTTCGTCTGTATACTTTTCTAATAAACTATTATCGTAAAATCCTTCTTCTACGTTGGTCTTAATTAGTTTTGATATATGCCACGGATCGTATTGTCCATAAACCATTTTGCGAAGGTGATATACAATTAGTCGTCCAGCTACCCACTGATAGTTTGGTTGTTCTTCGCTAATTAAATCTGCCGCACTTTTAATGAGTGTTTCTTGAATCTCACTACTGGTAATACCACTATAAAATTGTAAACTGCTTTTAATTTCTACTTCACTTGCACTAACACCGTTAAGATTTTCACACGCTGAAAATACTACTTTATGCAACTTTTCTAAATCTAATGTGTCTTTATTACCATTTCGTTTGACTACTTGAATTTCACTCATTATTGTTTTTCCTTCTCATCTGTGTATCTCTGTACTTATTATTCTCTTGGACCAAGTTATGTATCAGCATTTGATCACATCCGCAATTTTTTTGCGGAAGCTGATCGATATGTTTTCGGTTGGTAGTGTACTTATCGCACCGTGTTCGTAATTAAGCAGATACTTATTGTCAATCCACGCACATAATTTTTGTGTGCTATTATTTCTATCTGTGATGTACAGTAGCTCGTTGGGTATTGTTTCATTTGCATAATAAATTGTATAACTCATGCCCAGCGCCAAACTGCTTTCACAAAAATCTCCACTGTGTAACATCTCCCACGGCGTAGGCCATGTAGTACTGTTCACAGGGTCAATGGTCATTTTACTAATTGGTGCCATTTTCCACCAATCTATTACTGTATTACAGACTTCTTGTGTGTTGTCTGTATCCAAGCCTTTACGAAACTCCCGCCACTGACTTAATCTAGCAGTTGGAGATTCAAACCAAGCAGTGTGTATTAATTGCTGTTCCAAAGTTGATATGTATACTTAAATTTTGTTATAAGGTTATCTGCATCGGTATACTGTAGCTTTAGAGTATTTGCAGTTGCAGTATCTAAGCTAAAAGTAATTCCTACGGCGGCTGTTTCTGTATAATTGTCACCAATAGTATTTGCACTTGCACTTGTATCAGTTCCAAATCTTAGTTGTCCAATTCTAACACCGTTTGTACTTTCTAAGGTGTAGTCCATAACTACAACATTATACAAACTTGTATCAATTTGAAATCCTGTATCAGCTGAGCTACCGTTTGCGGCTAAACTAATTTCACTTGGTATTGTAACATCACTGACAATATCAATCTCGTTATTAAAGCCAACAGTGATAGCACCAGTCGGAGCACTAGCAAATGTTAATGTTGTTCCACTAATTGTATAGGTACTAGCATTAACTGCACTGCCTGCAACACTTACAGTTGTAATATTAGGTTTGCTTAATGCTAAAGGAATTGTAAATGCTGTCAATACACCGTTACCGGTTCCTACACTTACTACATCATTACCAATAAACAAACGTCTTTGGTCTTTTGCATATCCAAGTTCACCCGGATCTAATACAGGCAAGTCAGAAAAATTACCTTGCCTGACTCTTATCTTACTTAATCTAGTTGTTGCCATTTTGTACTCCTGATACAGTATTTATGACAAGTTGTAGAACTCTTCCACTCTCTTTGCCCATTTTTCTTCCCAAACTTTAAAATCTTCTGGCCCTACTTCCCATAGTTGCCAATCACAATCTCTACTGCACATAAAAATTGCCGCATGTTCAATTTTAGTTTCAAACACCTCATTATGTGCCATTCCATAAGCGGCGGCTTGCATAAAGTAATCATCAATCCACTCACGCTTTTTAGGTTTGTTGGTTTGCTTAAAATCCATAATAGTAGGCTTGCCTTTGTATATGCCCACTAGGTCTGTGGTGCCTGCATATAGTCCCGGGTAACACAAGTTTACTTCGCTACCCCAAACTTCATCAATGTCAGGTTCAATATTTTTAATAACAGTCTCTGCCATCATTTTGGCTTGTAACATATTAGTACCTGTGTATTCCTCATTGAGGCTCCATGCTTCTAACATGTTGTGCATAATTGTGCCTACATTTGCGGCTTCAGTTACAATCTCTTGTGCTTTCTTTTCGCCCACTCGCTTTTTCCAAGCATTAAGGTGTGTCATATCCTTTGTTTTACTGAGGATAGTAGTCACACTAGGCACAGGATCGCCATACGGGTTTTCGTATAGACGTTTACCGCCTACACTCTTACGTTTAAATTCTTTATACGGGTAAATGTGATTTATATTTAACATAGCTTATTGTAACAAAAAGCTATTATGTTGTCAATGAAAACTTTGCCATCTTGGGTCAAAATAAGCTAATAAAATAGATAATATGATACAAAATAATATAGCTTTATTATCACCGTCAAGTGACTGCCATATCCTTACTAGCTTAATAGCTTATTACCCATTTGAGCGTCTTACCTGTTGTGGTATTCTTAAGACGTTCAATGGTATATCCAAGTTGCTGGAAGTAGAGAATAACTTGACTCATTTGATCTGTTTTTGGTCTACTATCAACATTGCCTTGCCAACAGTTAAAATAATCAACACTTGTTGGATTAGTTGCTGTACTAGTTGCGGCTGTTAAACCCAAGTCTGTATTAGCAGTACCAGCACCTACAGTAAATGTCCATGCAGTTGCCGCTGGTGCAGTATATGTTAACACAAGATTATCAGCGGCATTTTTACTAGCTACTACGCCTGGTACAGCCGCATCATTGATATCAGCTATGACTGCATTTAAACTTAGACCAGTTGTTCCTAGTGTAACAGTAACACCACCAAGTATTACAGTCGGTGTTGCAGTAATGGTTGGTGCCGCAACACTTCCTGTAATTGTAATAGTTGGTGTACTCTCTGTCATTTCGGTTCCATCACTAACAGTTGTTTCATATAGACCATTTCCTGCGTCTGTGATGATTTGTTTCATAAGGGCCTGTGTCTCATTAAATATAGTAAGATCTGCTCTTGCTAAACTTCTTGCTGTTGATTTGTTAATACTATAACTCATTTCTTCATGTCCTTACTAACTTGTTTCTTTGCCATTTTGCTAACAGTTTGATCTTCTGGATCAGCGTCTGAACGGGGTATTGCTGTATCCAGTGTGATGTCTTTTTTGTTAGCACTTCCAACTATTGTAATAGTTGCCAGCATGTCAATTAAACTAGTAATATCTATGCTATAGCCCATTGCACGAAGTTTTGCTAATACCATATTAGTTGGTATTTTAGTTTTCATATTGGCTTTTGCCCTAGTAAGCAATTCTTCTAGGTAATTCAATATGTCACTTTGGTCTTCATTCAAAACTTCGTTGATTAACATTACTTGTTTCCACTCAAGTTCATGCCTGCTTGTGGCTTGGCTTTCTTAAACATGTTAAATCTTTTCTGTACAGCATCAAAACCAACATCGCCTTTTCTTAGATCCGCAGTTCTAAGTCCGCCTACATTTGGTTTTGGCGGCTGTGTATCAACTCCAACTCCGGAGTCTTGTGGAGGTACAGGTACAAATTTCTTAGGAGCTTGTGGTTTCTTCTTCGATGGTGGTTTATAAATTGTACCAACTCCACCTACTATTCCGTCAACACCTTTTTGCTGAGGTGTGCCAATTGTGCTTGTATCAAGTTCACCTGATCTACCTTGGAATTCACCAATGATGTTGATAAAGTGTTCCTGTGTCATCTCACCACTTTCGACCATTTTGAAGAGTTTGTCTTTACTCTCTAAAAACTTTTTTTCAGCTAACGCACCTCGCTCCATATCAGCAATAGCACTCTCGCCTTTAAGTTCTCTGCCTACTGGATTTTCTTCGCCTGCTTCTGAGTCATCTCCGCCGAACTCATCTGCACCCATATCATCAATTGGTGCTTCTGGATCCATATCAGCATCATCCATTCCCATATCTGTTGGCATTGCTTCGCCACCTGGTACAGGCTCGCCTCTAGCGGCTAGTGTTGCATTTTCAACTGCTTCTTTAGCAGTTTTCATAGCATCTAATAGTGCGCCTAATGCACCATCAGCGGCATTGTTGTATGCTTCTGCTACTTCAAATCCTACTTGCTCTTTCATTGCATCTACAATTGGCATAAGTTTTTGTACTTGCATCTCTGCAACGCCTTCTACCATTTTTTGCATTTCGTCAACTAGTTCTTGTGCGGCTAGCAATACTTCTGCTTGATCCAAATCAGCTTCCATTACTGTGCTTTCTTTGGTTTTCATTTTTTTGCCGTCGCCTCTTGTTGGTGCAATTTCATTCAAATATTCTTTAATTTGATGTGAAATTAATCCTAATTTATTATACTGTGCATTTTCCCAATATGTGAGATCGCTTTCTTTAATTGCCGTCATTTTGGCATTTGTTGTGGTCAACATTCTGTTAAGTGAATCAGTACTCATCTCAGACAAATCAACCTCGTGGTTAAAAGTTTGTGATAGTATCTTATTCAACTTGTCTACGTTATGTTGACTTGAATTTAAATCATTTAGATACATGTGTCTATTCCCGTTCGTTATATTGTATTTATAGTCTTTTTAATATTTTTGATTTTGCTTCGCTTAACTTGCTCTGTGCATGGTCTAATTTTGCTAACATTACGTCTTGGTTATTTGAACTCTTAGATTTACTTTTAAACATGTAAACTTCGTACAATGCATTGTTATAATCTAAATCAGCTTTTTCAATATCTTTTACGCTTTGTGTTCTTCCACGCATAAGATTTTTAACAATTCCCATTGCACTCTCAAATAATGCAATGTCTTTATATAACAATTCGTTATGTTCGTATATGTTGTAGAAGTTTTTCTTTTTATCTGCAAAGTCTTCTTGAATCACATCAATACGATACTGTTGTACACTCACACTGTTTTCTTGTGTTTTTTGTGTCATTGCTACTCGCAAATCTACATCAGTATTAGCACGTTCATTTAATTGTTTAGAAGTTTTATCAAAAGTATTGATAATATCGTAGAGTCTTGGCTTCATAGTTACCTCGCATATTTGTTAGTGTTAAGTTTATATGATGTTTTTGAGTTCTTTATTCTTCTCTCTAATATACCTCTGCCAACAAGACCTTGTGCAATATATTGTTCTCTTTCATTCAAGTCATCTTTCGACAAACTACTATCAGAAGTAAATTTCTCTTCGAGGAACCTGTTTTCTCTGACATTAAGCCAAGTATAAATTCCACCTTTAGTTACTATTGCTTTCATTGTGCTGGCCCTTGTTGTTGTACTGCTCTAACAGGTATACCTGTTGGTATTTTTTTACTTAATCTATTTTGTCTACGGGTTGCACTTGCGGTTCGAATGTTTTGCTCTCTGCCTTGATCTATCGCTTGATTGTTAGCCCTCTTAGACATATTGGTTCCCATATTAATATCTTTTCTGCCTTGTGCTATATTAATACCACGCACACCATAACGTTCTGATACTTCGTCTTCATTGAGCTCAGCACAATTACAGTGTTTACAACTAGAATCACATGAACATTCACTTACTGGTACTCCACAGCAATCCTTACTGCACATCAGCACACCGTCTTTGATCCAGGTGTCCTTTTTTGTGTACTTGTCATCGATGATATCCATTATCTTCATGTTATTTTCTCCGTTTGTTTAATCTTTTAAGTGCTTTACTTGCTGGATTAAACCTTTTAGTACGTTGTGCTTTCTTAGCCATGCGTTTGCCCATACGAGCTTTAGTTCTTTTTAATGTTAGTCGGGCCTTTAGGTTAATAGGAGCACTACACTGTCCTGGCTTGCTTACCAGTCTACCAGCTCGTTGACCTACTACACAACGATATTTACGAGTAAGTTGATTACCTTTCCTCGCCCATACCAGTTGTGCTTCAACCACATTAGTGCTATCTAGTTCATCTAAATTCATAATAGTATTTATACGGAAATTAGTTCATCAACAATACAATAATTGTTGACAGTATGCCTGCTGTTACGGTAGCGGCGGCACCGAGCATTATTTTATTAGTGTTGGTATGATTCTTTACATTTTCTTCGTGCATTTTTCGCATCTCCGCATGGAGATCCAGCACGGCTTTTTCTACTTTGTCCAAGCGTGTTTCCAATCCCTTGTACCTTTCTGCACAAAGATCAACGTGGGCTTCTAAATTTGTTCGCTCTAGCGAAGTGGTTCCATTTGACATATTTTACTTTACCTTCATCCTATCGATAGGACGTTCAGATTGTATTTTCTTTGCCTTTTGATATCGGAGGCTAGTGACTAACTCCGCATATGCCTTAGACTGCCTTAGTAGTTCTTACTAGTACTTATCTTTCTTTTGATACGGTCAAAATTTTGACGGTCGAATCAATTTGACGGATAAAAATAGTTAGATTTTTGACGGAGCCTGTTTAATGTGCCTTAATGTTGTGCCTTTTGCTTACTTGCATATATTTATTAACACTGTGGGTAATTTTTAAATAGCATGTTAACGTTAACGCTATACGGGCCAATAGGAGTAATGTTCAAAGCATAAGTTAATTAAATTGCTATCGTGTGTTTCGAAACATTTACTAGGTAATTCTGTTGTTTCTTCTAGTTCAGTATATATAGGTATTCCGTTACAATCGTCTAATAAGTCTTTCAAACTAAAAACGCCCCCATGTTCTATACTAAACCTCATTTGCCATACTGTATGTAGTCCTTGATACTGTTTTCCGAAGCCTAAATTCGCTACATCTTGTGCCATCTGAAGCTCTACTCTTGGATGCATGGGCTGGCTTCTTAACCCTATTGTTTGTACTAGTGTGTTTAAGTTTTGTTGTTGAAAGAACTTAATTTTGTTTCTATCAAGTTTACTTTCATTGGTGTTGGTAATATCTATTAGTGTATATGCTGTGTAGCTTGTCATCTTTTACGATTACTAAAAGATCCTAACTTTTGATTAAGTTTTTCAGCACCTCGCATTCCAGTTGCATTTGCACCTATACTTTTTCCTAATGCATATCCTCCAGCTACTGCCGCTGTTGCTGTAGCTATCTTAGCAAGTGTGTCTGACCCAAAGGATCTAGGTGAGCCTTCTGCATTGTGTGCATTCTTTGCTTCTAGTCCTTGTGTTCTAGCTAAATCTCTAATGTAACTATACAATTCACTACGCAATGCTTTTGATCTAAAATATTGTAACATTCTTGTAATAACCAATTGCTTTTGCATTTTGTTTAATCTTGGCCAATCCTGTACCAATCTTCTAATACTACGATAGTTACTATTTTGTATGTCTAAATCTCTTTCTAATCTCATAAAGAAACTACTAACAGACGTAGGACTTTTTCCTTGTGCTATCATATTTAAAAATGTTTTTATCTTCATATCATTAAAGTTAAATTTTGAACTTTGTAATTCATTTTTTTCACCCGAATCAGCCATACCGTTTCTAACTGCGGTGAGAGAAATATTAAGATCAGTGCCTCCAGCTCTAAAGTTTTTAAAGTTTTGATACTGCATAGTTCTTTTAGCATAGTCTCTTGCAACTACTGCATAATCATATTCATTATACAATACATAAAGTGCCAACATATTCATCATTGCAAAGTCTCCCATGTCTCTGGCATTACTACCTTCAACTTTGCCTTTGCTTCTAAACATTTTGCTTTCTAGCATATCACCTATGAAAGCATATTGTTTTTTAGGAGTTTCAGACATTGTGTGTCCTCCTTCGATCTCTGACCACTGTTTTGCTGTGTATTGTTTCTGTTCCATACTAGTATTTAGTTCCTAAAAGCCGCCTCGGTGAGCACAAGCAACATAAGTCTGCCACCATATATGATAATGTTCTTGTTGCTTCATTAAAAAATCAGACAATTCGTGCCATCTAAATCCATCTGGATCTACAAACACTGGTTTATTATCACGCATTATAACATTATGAGGTCTTCCGTCCTGATGATAGAAAAATTGATTTGTAACATGTAGTGGACCATCGTTCTGACTTTTCCATACTGCAAAATCAAAATAAGCCTTTACTGTTCTAGCTCTCCATTCCATACACACTTTCCACAACTGGTCGGAACTTGCAGTCATCCTCCAAGCGGAACGACGATCACTTCCTATTTTGAAAAATTCATGTCCATATACTCTTTCCATTACTATAATATGATCGTAATAATCCCATTCAAGTACTTTTACCATCCAGTCTTGATTGCCGCGATCTCTAAGATTATTATACGCTTCAAAATCAAAAGGACCATTGCTTTTATTAAGATGTTTATAGAAATACTTGTCGTCGTAGTATATCGAAATACCACCCTTCTCTCTCATGAATGTTGCATTTTTAGGTATTGCCATTTATATTAATTAGGTGTCCATCGGTGACGTGGTACTAGTTTAATTTTATCTCTGGTTGCAACATAGCCTTCACCGCCACGTTCGCCGCCTGTACTAGCAGTAACATCAGCGCCTGAGTTATCTAGTTGGTCAATAAGATCATTCTTCATATTTTGTATTTTTACAACAAGCTCTAATATAGCGTCGAGACCTTTTGTATCACCCGCCATAAGTTTTGCTTGCTGTCCTGCACTGACCTTGCTGGTTTTTAGCCAATCATAAAATCCTGTCCTGAGTTGGTCTAACTTACCTGCTTTGGTCATTTGGTTAACATAGTTATAGAGTATTGCATCTTTTCTACTCAGTCCCTGTTCCGGCGTTAACCATGTGTCTATTATTTGTGCGTTCGCATTTGCCGTACTAACTATATCCTGAACTGCACTTGTATCAACCTTAGGTTGATGTGTTACATACGTTTGTCCTAGTACAACTACTGCATTACTGTTGATACTCTTAGTGTCTTTGATCGGAGTACCTGTCTTATCTCCAAATGCATCATGGTATGTGTGTACTACTACACCCATTGTACTGCCCGCTATACGCTTTCCTAACTCACTGTTAGGGTCAACAGTGTATGTAACTTTGTTAGGTGTAAATTGTAAGCCCGCTTGTGAACTTGTTACTGGCTTGCGTGGAGTATACAGTAGATCACCGTATACATATCCCTTCATGTCGGCGGGTGTGTTAGCTTCTAGTATTTCAAACACTCCTGCCATTTCTCCAGCAAAGTCTTTACGCCAGTCTTCGCCTTTACCTGTATTCATAATAAAGTCTTGTAGTTCACCACTACTGGTTGTTTTGTTTTTGCCCCAACCATTTTTACCAGTCATTACAAATTGACCGTCTGGTTCTCTTCCCCAAAATATAGTTGGATTACCGTCCCACTTGATGCTAACATCTTTGGAATCTTGTCCTAGTCGTGTTAGTATCTCTGCGGCTTTCAACGCACCTTTGCTACCTTCAAATGTAACTAGGTCTTCTAAATGATTGTACTCTCTACCTTTACTGGTAGTAGCTTCAGTTAGAAATTGATTGGCTCTCATTATTCAAGCTCTTTCCAATTTGGATCACTACGCAAGTCTGCTAGCAATGCATCACCTTTTTCTTTACCCAATGCCGCTACAATAGCTTCGACACTGCCTATATCTTTTCCTGAGGCATTAGGGCCTAATAATGTTCTTGCTATCTCGTCGATATTACTAGATATTAAATCAGCTTTCTTACCATTTGCATCTCTGCTAAACAATCCTTGGTAAGGTGACCATAACATGTTTTGGTCCTTTGCTAATTTAGCAAGTGTAATCATTTTGTTTACACCTTTGAATTTGCTACCTTGTGGAATACTGTGAGTATGAAACTTTGCCGCATTCTCTGCATTAGGTACAACCATAATATCTATTTGGTGTGTTTGCCCACCATCGGGTACTTCAACATGTACACTGGTACCACTTTGCCCTGTATTAAATCCTGCTAGGTCAAATACTTGTCTTAGCTTTTTTCTAATAACTGGATCTTTTTGATCTTCCATATTAAAGTGTTGCTTTAGTTGATCCATATCAACTATCATATCTAAGTCACCGCTTATTTTTCCTTTGGTAGGTGTTGCACCACTGCCAATTGGAATAGCCTTGCTTCCTGTCTTAGCAAGCACACTGTTAATTTGTTTCATTAGTGCTGGAATCTTAGCATGGTCAAAGCTCACACTGTCTGGAAATATATTGCCGCCTTCTTTGAGTTTTTTAATTAAGCTAGAACCTCTAACTCTTTCTAGACGACTGCCACGTCTTTTACGTTTCTTATTTCCGCCTAGTATATCTGCTATCTTCATTCTACTTTTCCAATACCACGAGCGAATTTTTTTGGATCTCTGGTTCTAATAGCATTAATTAAACGTTTGTTTAAATCAGCCGCTGTTTCTACATCGAAACTTTCGTTGATTAGATTAATTAAATTTATAGCAGTCTGGATAACTTGCTGTCCATTGGACTCAACAATATGCTTAGTATCTCGTTTAGGAGACATTGCATTAATTTCTTCCAAAATTGATCTTGTTTTACGCTTCATATCAATAGTATTTAGTAAATATCTATGCTGGAGTATTGGTGATCAGCACTTATGGCAATAGCAGGGTAATGATAATGAACATAGGATCCGTTAACAATAAGAGCATAATCATCAATGGCAAGCAAACACAAATTACAGGCAATATATAGGCTCATAATAATGACTCAAATTTTATACACAGTGTTTGTTGTTCAACATCAGAAATAATAAAAGATAAGGTACACGGCACCTTTACTTCAGCACATTTCTTCATACAGGTACACCAAATATTTCATTGTCATCTATTGTATATTCGAAGTTCTGACATGTGTCTGATTGACTTATTCTTGTGGCTCCGTTTCTAATATGAAACTTGCTTGCCATTTCTGTTAGTGGGCTCAGAGTTACAAGTCTATGCACACCTTGTTTACTTTTCATTAAGTCAGCTAATTTATTTACAATGGCTCTCCCTGCGCCTTTTTTACTACTCCATACAGTATATGCTACTGCAACGGAGCCTGTTTCGTTTTGGTATTTTTCTAATTCTTGTTCTGTTGTTGGTACATGTGTGCAATAACATACACAAATTACTGCCGTTAAATCATCCAGCACATATACCTGTTTGCCTAGACCTATCTTAGGAATATGTGGACGTACTGGATCACCAGAAAGTATATCCAGTTCATTTATACTAATTAATCTAATCACTACTCGCTCTTTCTCAACAAACTTTTTAATCTATCAGTTGCATCAACTTGTGGATCTGCATCCATATTATTTTCGGTAATATTTTCACCAGCTGGTGCAACTGTACTTTTTGTTTTTAGTTTTTGATAGATACTAGTTGTACTTGTATCATCTTGCTCGCTTTCATCTAAATCTTCGATCTTTAAACTGTCCATGTTAAATGCCAAGTCTAACTTACTGCCTACTCCACTACTACTTCTAGTTTTCATAAATTGTATTTGTACTCTACCACGCTCTCTCATAGCTCTACTGCTAAAGATACCAATCAAATTATCAGCAGTATTAATCTTACTAATACCACCTGCAATGTGGCTGTGGTCAAATTCAATCTCATCAACTGCACT